CGCTCCCTCTTCAAGGAAACAGAGGCGAACCCGCCCACAGTGTTGTACGAATAGAGCGACCAAGCGCTCACATTGAGGGCGAACACACCCGCACTAGCGGCACCGCCCCAAGTCGCGCCGACACCCGGCACCAGCCCGTGTATTAAGTATCTATATAAAAAGTCGCTACCAAACGCGGATGTTCCAGAACCGCTCACTCCCGTACTCATCGGTATGCCTACTTGCGATTTTCTGTAATCGTTAGAGTTTATGTTTGTCGAAAAGTTGAGCACTTGATTTGCGCCATTTCCAAAGTATATGCTCCCATTATTTGAGCCTATGATGCCCGTTAAATCAAGCAGGTCATAGAGGGACTCGTTTAGTACGTTTGTAGAGTTTAAAGTCTCTGGGTGTACGTTTTCTTTGAGAATTCTAAAATATTTCGCAGAGTAAACGCCATCTGTTGCGACTATCTCTCGCTCCACGCCAGCCGTGAGCGTAAAGTTGTTTGCGTCTACTACTGTCGCCACCGTGTATGCCGCCGTGTTGTAAGTGCTTCCACTCACTGGAGCCGCTCCAAAGTAGATGACGTCATTTACCGATAGACCGTGAGCCGTGAGAGCTACCGCAGTGCCACCGCTTGCGCAAGTTGCACCTGTTTTGGCTAAGTATGTGAGTCCTGTTACTATCTTGTACATATTCCCGTTCATATCTGCTATGCCGCAGTTTTGCCCGTTATGTGTTGTCTTTGCGAAGTTGTTAGCACTTCCCGCTTGAGCTTGGTTTGAGTAGCCGCTTGAGATAAACTTCACACTTGTATCGTTCACATCAGCTAGGGCGTTGTTGTTGCACCCTTTTGGCATATATGGCACTACATCGTTGTAGTCGCAGATAGCCACAGATGTTGAAGCCTGAGAGTGAGCAAGCACTAAAATCTGTAACGCAACCCACTCAAAGATAGAAGGAGCTCGATACCCGCTTACTATACAAGCGTCAAGAAAGCCCGCATAGTTGTTGGCTACGCCGTTGCCAACTTGCGATATAGGAGCGTTTGCGCTGTTTGTAGAAACTGGACGACCAAACTTTTGAGACACTAAACTGCCAGCCAAGTAACTAAGTAGAAATTTACTAAAAAAGAAACCATTAGGAGAGTCTCTAAAAGCTCTAAGCTCGACATATCCAGCAGTAGGCTCGTTTACTGTTGTGACGGTATTTACATCTACTTTGTACCAAAATGGAGCTATGTAAGCGAACTCGCTCCCCTTTTCATCCATCACCGTTCCATAGTTTGGATGAGTGGCGTCTGTATGCCCCGTGAGCCTAACATAGCCAGCAGGCATATACTCGTCTGGCACGGGTGATTGACCATAGCCAAAAGTTCCAGCCACCCCCATATCTGGCTTGATAGTCGCCGTAACGCTATCGTCCTCAAGAGCCTTGAGCAAATAAGCCACCTCTTTTGCACTTGAAGTCGAAGCAAGTGCTTCCACTTTTGTATTGATAGCTGCCATCACGTCTGTGGTAAGCTCTCCATTATCCTTAAGACTCTTTGCCAAATAGCTAATGTCTTCTAAACTTGTAGCGTTTGAAATAATCGCTAAAGCTCTATCTTTTAGTGTTTGTGTTGTACTCATTTATTTTCCTTTTTAAAATTTGAAGCTGATGAAGTTTTCAATTGCTATTGCATCAAAAACACTTTTTGTAGCTGTACTTACTGGCTTATTAGCATCGCTTGTGTTGTCTACATTACTTAATCCTACATCCCCTTTGGCTAGAGTAATTGCTCCAGTTTTACCAGCAACACTAGTTACAATATTAGTATCATCTAGTAGTGCACTTACGTCCAGAGTAAATGTTGTAGTATCATCTCTAGTAAATGTAATAATACCGTTGTTAAGTACACCACTTGCTATAGATCTAGAGTCTTCATCTAAATATGCACTTAAATCTATACTTGTTACAGCGCCAGATTCATCAGTATATTTTAAAGCTCCACTATCTAATAGTAGACTTGTTACTGTTTCACTCTCTAGCTTTAAAGCTAATTCGTTTTCTCTTAGAGTTTTAAACTCTTGTCCTATTCTTTGTGCTAAATTCATAGTAACCCTTCTTCAAAATCATCAATGTTGCCCGTCTCAGTATCTAGTCCAGCTTCTATTGATACTATTCTATCAGATACTTCCTTAAACGTGTCTAAATCAGCAGGCGCAAGCCCAATAATAGACTCTATTTTATCATCTATGTATGTCTCAATTTGTTGAGTTATACTTCCATACGCATATGTAAATCTTAATTTTTTACCATCATAGTCACCTAGACCGCTAATTAATGTAGATGTTACTATAATATCACTTAATCTAAGTTCTTGCATTATTACATCACCATCAACTATAAATAGGTCCCAAAGTACATTGTTAACAGGGACATTTGGAGGTACTACTTTACCGGCTGCTATAGTAAGTTCTACTGTTTCAAATGACATAGTTTCAGTAGAAGATTTAGAAATAAGTAACCATCTATTAAGTGATTCACTCCATCTATATGTAGCTACACCTGCACCAGCGTCTACATCTGCAATAGCATCGACTACGGTAACTACCATATTATCTACTTTAGGAGTAATTGCATTACGTTCTGTAATATTATTTACAGTTTTATCAGCATTTTTATATAAAATTACTGCCATTTCTATTTTCCTTTCATTCCATGTATGATTCAAAGTCAGATATAGTACCAGCCTCACTAAATGTAAAACTATCCACTACACCTTTTAAATCATCTAAATTTATAGGTTGAGTTACATTTATGTAACCAACCTTAACCTTATCTGTATCGGTATAATCATTTGTGGTTAGTGTTTTATTGTCAACTTTATCTACTTTAGTATCTAGTAATTGTGCGACTTCTAAAAAGGTATCTACCTCTATAGGAGCATCTTTTACAACATTCCCTAGGACTATATCTGAGTTTCTTTTTACTACCATAATTACCCTTATATAACCAGCGGTACCCCGCTAGTTACTATTGTTACGCTACTGGAACGTAAGCGTATTGAATCATTACAGATTTATCGTCAAACTCACCAGTTGTATTTGGATGTAATTGAAATTCTTTTCCACCAGCTGTAGCTGTTACAGTAACTGGAATATCATAAGATACAAAGTTAGCATCTGTATGTCTTACTGTAGCAAAGTTGAAAACTACTCCATTTTTAGGTGCATTCGCAAGTACGATTTTATCAGAACTTACTGTTATTATTTCTGAAACAAAAATAGCTCCACCTAGTCTGATAGCTTCGTCAGTTTCAGCAATTGAATATGTATCAGCGTCTAAAGCAGCGATAGCGTCAGCATTAGCTTCTTCAGCAGCAACAGCTCTTGTATTTTCAGCAGTAACTGCAGCAATTCTAGCGTTAGTTTCAACTAAGATAGCAGCATCTCTATCAATTACTTCTTGAGCAATAGCATCTGTTAAAGCAGTAGAAGCATTAGTAGCATTTGTAGCGATTGTAGAATCAAGTTCGCCTAATTTAGTTTCAACTTCAGCAAGTGTATCAAATGCTTCAGATACTTCACCTTTAATTTCTTCTTTAGCAGCAGTAATATTTGTACTAACTAATGTTCTTAGTGTTCCATCTAAATCTGGGTCATTTGCTAATGAAGCAGCAATTTCTTGTAATGTATCAAGTGCTTCTGGAGCTGCACCAACAACATCAGCAATAGCTTTTCTAAATGATCCATCAACTGTAGAATCGCTATTAATAACAGCAACTAAATCCTCTAAAGTTTGGAAATCTCCAGCTTCAAAAGCAGAAAGAATTGAATCAGCATAAGCTTTAGCATCAGATTCAGCTTTAGCAATTGAACCAACAACTGTATCGTCACCTTCAACAATGTCTAATCTAGCATCAAGTGCTTCATCAGCAGCGATTCTAGCAGCTTCTTCTGAATCAATAGCGTCATTTAAGCTAGTTGATTGAGATGAAACAGAGCTAACTACTTCATTAATAGCACCAACTAAAGAACCTTTTTCAGTTGTACTTAATGTTGTTAAATCACCATCAGCAGCAATTCTAGAAGATTCTTCAGCAGAAACTAAACCTTCAACTCTTGTAATCTCAGAAGCTCTTGTTGTTGCTTCACTTGCATCAGCATTTTGAAGAGCTAATAAGTCGCTATTCAAACCGTATATCGTATTTTTATGTCTTTGTAAAACAGCCATGTGTTTTCTCCTGTAAGGCTAATTTATCTATTTAGATTTAGAGGTTAAGGCAGCTAATAATTTAACTACTTTTCGTACTTCTTTAAGCACGTGTTTATCTGTTTCTTGATACTCTTTTAAGCTTTCGCTATACTCTAGTGACGACATATCCACATATACAGCATTATTAACAATAGTAAAATCATAGTTTTTAACAACTTTTAGCCATGCTATAAAATAGTGGTCATTTAACTTTATCATTATGCTACTCTTTATATGTAAGATATGAGATTATACAGTACATACCCTTAATATTGTCTGAATCTTCAAATATGGCATAAGTGCCATCTGTATGGACTGTTACTTCTTTTTGTATAATATTTGACGTAGGCGATTCAAAAATCATAGCCATATTCCATATTATATCACCAACTACAACACTAGGTAGCAGTGCTCTATTATTGTCATCTATTAATAGCTTGGATGTTGTATACAGGTATGAATTCTCAACACTGTTTACACCAGATAGTACTTGTTTACTGTCTTCTTGTATGAGTTGTCTTATTCTGCTCATTTAGTGGTTACTCTCTTTATTTATTAAATTAGGGCCTGCTCAAAATCTGAAATGGTTCCTATTACTGTATCTGTAGAAAAATTAGCGGCACTCATTAGTATGCTACTGAATCCTCTAAATTCATATCCTGTATCACTACAAGTCACCTCCACACGTATATCCTTAGGCTCCTCTATTGTTAATAAAGTACTCATAGGATAACTTTCAGTGTTACCACTAGCCAGTATTACATTCTGTACTTGAGTAAGTACTACGTTATTAGTAACATTATCTATTAGGTTAAATGTAACCGTTCGAGGAGCGCTGACATTAGACTTTATTTCGATAGTAGATAGAAATGTGTACGTAGTTGGTTGATATAATTTGAATAAGTTATTTGTAGCGTCAATCTCAAAAACATTAGTATTTGTGCTATCTAGTGTAACGGCAAAGTCTAACACACCTGTAAGCGGATATTTTGGAATACTATTAAATACTGGAGTAGCAGCGTTAGCAACTTGTCCCTCAGCAGTAGCCAATGAAAGCAGCGCCACCGTGTTAGCGTCAATAGCCGCTTGAAGCATGGAAGTGCGTACATCTACTTCTGATTTGCTGTACATATTAAACAATGCGTCCTGAAGATCCTCATCTGTAATAGCATCAGTAATATTAAACTTATTCCAAGTGCGGACTGTCAAAATATCGCCGGTTACATCTATAGGCATAGTTAATGTTAATGTATCACCATCCGATAGGTACCAGTCTGCTTGGCTTAACAACCGTCCGTTGTAAAATACCTCTACCGCATCAGGGTCTGTGTAGTTAAATCCGAAATTTACTTGGCCTATAGTACCTATCAGCTCAAGTTCAATAAAAGCAGTAGCATTGTTTGTGTTAAGTAAAGCGTTTATATTATCCGCAATTAAAGTAATATTTAAGTTATTATCACTAACTGTTGATACAGCACTAGAAATACCCGCCACAGTAGTAACATCTGATATATCATCAGACACCGTTGCTATATCTAAAATTGAAGTTGCTGCTGTTATTATAGAAGCGCTATTTGTAGCCGCAGTGGTAATATCCTCAGTGATAGCTGAAAGAGTGCCAATATTCGTAACGTTATCTGCAACGACAATTACATCAGAAATATCATTAGCAACTATACCAACATTATCAACATTAGAACTAACTGTCGTGACAGCATCAATATTTGAAGAGACGGTATCTACGTTTGCAATAGAGGTAGCCACGGTGTCAATATTATCTAGATCGGAGGCTACTAGATCTATATTTACTTTATCTGAGTATACGCTATTAATTATACTTAGGTCAGCATAGAGACTATCAATAGCAACTTTAGAAGCGTACAGTGAATCTAATGTTATCTTATCTGCGTAGATACTGTCTAATGTATTTTTATCTGCGTACAGTGAAGATAGTTTTTCGATATTATTTGCAAGTGTATTTACGCCTATTATACTATTTGCAACTTCATCTACATTTACTATGTTTGTTGCTACAGTATCCACAACTGAAAGGTTGGCACTTACAATGTTTACATCATCTATACTTAGTCCAACAGCATTGACATCGTTAATGCTTGCTGCAACCGTAGATATACCTAATATATTATCAGAAGTAATAGTAACAGCTTCGATATTATTGGATACTGTATCTATGTCAGATCGTGTAGCCTCAAGGTCATTAGCTACTACTTCAATTTCTGATATCAACTCTGTGAGGTCACTGGCTACAACAATAATTTCTTCTATATTATCAGCAACAGTAATAATACTAGAGGTATTAGTTGTAACTGTTTCTATCTTGTCTAAGTTAGTAACTACTGTATAAATCTCTGGAACTACGTTACTAACGGCTCTAATATCTGCAATATTATCCGTAAGTATAGAAAACCCACTTAAAGGATTGTCTAGTTCTGTAGAAACTTCCGTAATAATTGGTAAGCCATCAGCTACTTCTTGAATAATAGGCATATGTTGAGCAACATCTTTAACAATATCATATTTACTATCAATTACTCTATTTACTGCTAAGTCACCTATGTTACTTAGAGATGTTGCTCTTCTTGGCATTACACATATCCTCTATCTGTTATTCTGTAGTCCATGTTCATGTTGTCATTTGTGAACATTCCCTCAGTTTTTACTTTTTTACAGCTTGCGTCAAATCTCATATAGTGGGTATTGCTTTCAGCTTGGATTGATCCGTCCATTGCTCCGTGAGCTCTGTATCCTATGTAGTGGAGCAAAGGTTCTATTAGTTGAGCAGGAATTTTTATATTTTCTGCCTCATAATTTCCAGCTTCATCGTACACTACTTTCTGACTTGAGTCTGGGCTTGCTGCGTATATTAAGCTCACGTAAGCTCCATCTACTGCAATTGGTATTTGGATTTGGCTCCATCCGACTGTGTTTATACTTAATGGATTATCTTCATTGTTTATTTCTAACTCATTTGTGTATGCTGTAGGCATATTTTCAGGAACTTCTCCATATGCACTAACTATCCACATACAGTCACTAGGTAAGTCGTATATTTCTTGAGAATCTACTAATTCTATCAAATGTTCTTTTATGCTTAATGGGAATCTTTTATACAGCTCTATTAGTCCTAGGTTGATGTACGATACGATAGCTCTATTTTCTTCAGTGCCTAGTTTTAGGTTACGTAGTTCACCGAATTTTGCCATGTCTATTACTTCACCTACGGTCATAGTGCACTTTCCTCATTTAATTTTGCTATATTATACTCATTTTTTTCTTAATTTTAACTTTCTCATATTAGCTCTTTGAGCCATTCCCTTTTCTGGAGCATATTTTTACATCCGGCTAATCTTTTTTTAGGAGTATACTTTATATTCTCCAGCCCGTTTAGCAAATCTTCCACTTTATCGCATGCTCTTTTGGTAGGTTCTTCATTGAACTCCCATATCTCAGCATATAGTCCAAGTTCTCCCCATATTCGGTTTATAGCGTGTAGTCCATCGCTAATGGATTCAGTAGCAAGCATCATTACTATTCCTGTGCCTTTGTCATCTTTGTACATTTCATACATTGCTACATGCTTTTCACCCTCTTTATTGGAGGGTTCTATTAACTCTATTGCAAGGTTATCCAACTCTTCTTCTGTATATGCCCACTCTGGCAATCTATCAATTTCCTCTACCATTAGAATACTGTACTCCCACTATATGTCTCTTCTTCTTCATCCCAATCCATGTCACTGAACAGGCTTCTACTCACATTTTTTGCTTTAGTCACTCTAGCCACTTCTGTAGGTTGTACTACTACCATATGGTTTAGCATACTAATCAAGTCGGGTCCGTCATCAGCTCTAGCAAAGTTCTCATGTGTGGCTCCACGTATCTGATCTAGGAACTCTTTCATATCTTTTGTGTCTTTTAGGTGCTCTGGCAACCATAGTTTTTGAGGGAGCATGAATTGGGTCACAGCAACTCTGAATCTTTCATGTTTATTTCCTCCAACTTTTCTACTTAGTATACCTTTACGTGTTTCATCTTTATCCACGCCTTTTTGTCTAGCAAATGTGTACCAATCACTGCGTTTCATCATTTCTTTTTCTAAGCTGAATATGTGGGCTGTTTGACTACCATCCACTTCTACCCCAATCTCTACATATTTTCCCATACGTTTGTATCTAGCAGCCCAATCAAGTACTGTTGTATATTGCTCTTCCATGTCCATTTTACGCAGAACCAGGTCTAACATGAACCAATCTCCATTGTTGCTTAAGGCCCATGCTGCCGCACCACTAAAGTCCGAGCTTTCTCCACTTGTTGTAGTGAAGTCTGTAGTTATGTATATGTTGTACGCATACAGATTATCTTGGATGAACGTTGTGTCGCAGAATTGTATACACTTTTCTGGGATTAGTCTATCAGCATCACTGGACAATCTTAGCATACGCTCTTGCAGAAACGATTTTAGTTTATTTGCTTTACGTGCTTTTCTTACCATTGTAGCAATTGATGTTTTTGGGTGCATATCTTCCCAACTACTTTCTATATCTCTGGCAGTTAAGTCTTCTTTTTCTACATCGAAATCTCTAGCTAATGGAATTACTACTGGAGTAAATGTTCCATTTAGTATTGCTCTTGTATTTACATCATTGTAGTGAAATGGAGTGAACGCATTGAACAATCTACCTTTACCTCCACCCTTTAAGGCAGATAAGGCATCTGAGTAGATTATCTCTTCTAAATTGGACATCATTACTTTTGAGTAAGCAGCAGCAGTATTTAGGATGGCATCATCGAATCCTATCGCACATGGTCTTCTTGTGCCGTATCTTGATCCACGCACCCCAGTGTTTATACCTTGGTATCTTATCAGGAAGGATCTATCTTTTTTTGGCCCATTTCCCCTACGCACAAACTCTGACTCTGTTTCAGTGAATCTCATTTCTTCGAAGTAATCGTTTAGGAACACGCTATCTTCACACATAGCTCTTACAGCTAACGCATTGATCCTTGCCCCACCTTTACTTGAAGCAGCAAGCCACAGGTAGAAGTACACTTTACCTATTCCATTTGGAAGCTCCCCTTTTATTGCACTATATACTCCGAAAAATGATATTACTATTGTACTTTTTGCTAGCCCTCTCGACTCCATGAATCCTATTGCAAGCAAGTCTATATTTATTGTTTTACACACTTCCTCACTATATGGAAATTGCATCGGGTCTGTTATGTATCCTAGCAGCATGTCAACCATGAAGTAGTGCGCGATTGGAGTACTAAACTCAAAGTCTTGCCCTTCTACCATACGCATTAGTGTGAAGAACTCAAACGCATCTTGACTTGGTGTGTACCTAGGGAACGTAGGGTCGTAGCTATCTAACGCAGCATCTAAGTCAAACGTGGCTTTTGCTTTTACATCTGCTTCCATAGCAAGCATTTCTTCACGCTCCGATTCATCCACTGTATTAGCAATTAATCTTAACGCAATTTCTTCACCGTACTCTTCTATCAGCAGCTGTTTATCTTCTTCACTTAATTGGGATGGGTCATAGTCATGCGCCATTTGATCACTCCTCTACTGCATCTATTACTACGTTTACACGTTGTATTTCTTTTAAGCTTTTACCTGCTTCGAATTGTTGTCTCATTAGAGCAGCATTAGCAGCAAGTTGTTCTGCTATGCTTTGTTGCATTGCTTTAGCTTCTTCATTGTACCCAATTTTTAAGTCTATTGACTTATCCTCAGGCGGTTTTAGGTAATCAAGCGCTCCTAATGTAGCATTTAATTGCACTGTCGGACTTACGTAATCGTCTTCTTTAGCACCTCTACCGTTGGACAGTTGTACTAATTTATCTAGTAATTTATCTCGTAATGGAGCATGTCTTATATCGTCCCTAATTATAGAGCGTTTCATTATCTCTACTACAGTCTTTTTCTTAGCGTACATTGTTGCAAAGCTACTTGTATCTGACCCACGTGCGTATACTTCAGCAGCTTTTTGAGGGAACACAGCGTCATATGCCTTCTGACTAGTTAACCCGGATTGTACCAATGCTACATATTTAATTGCATTTATCAGAATTCCTGCTGTTACCCCTGGACCTAGGAGGTCAGCATGTGTTAGGAACTGTTCTTCAAAGTAGTCTTGGGATATCCCATCTCTTTCCTCTATATGTTGCACTTCATCCAGGATTGCATCAATTGTTTCCTGGTTGATCTTACCCTTAAGCAAGTTTGTAAGCAAGTCAGCTGTTATTTGAGGGCCTTCTTGCTCTTGTATTCTACGCACTTGACCTTCTACATTTTTTACCAGATTTTTTACGTTTGTGTTTAACGTCATTCCATTCTCCTATATTTCTATTAAGTTTATTTTTGCTGGACTATAATCCGCATCTATACATTCTCTATATGCAGCAAGTGCTACAGCAGTATCACATTTGACTAGCTCACTGCATCCATCAAACTCAAATGTTGGTCTATATCTGTATTGCTCTAGCTTCTTTAGCAAAGCAGCTTCTACAGCATAGTTATTGCGGGTTCTTTCATTGATGACTATTTGCATCTTAGGGATGAACTTATATGCAGCATGTATCACTTCAGCAATTTCTAGCATTCTCTTTAATGCAGATCTATTTGTAGTACCTATCTTAATCACACTAGTACCATCTATCTCTATAAGCAGCATGTACACTTCCCCATCTACAGTTTTTGGCTCTCGCTTTTTAGGTTTACCACGGGCCATCTTCTACAACCAACCATTTAAAAGCATTATCTTTTCAACTGCTAAGTACCAAGCATAAGGCGGAATGATTACAGCAAACATTAGTGACCAGAATCCTTTTGCTAAGGCAATCCCAGCTAACCACAGCAACAACATTATTAACTCACGCATCTGCACGCTCCACAAGATACTCGCCATACATCTTCCAAGGCGCTCTGCCTTTCCACAATGTACGCAATTCTTTAACGATCGTATTAGGATTGCGTTCAGGAGTAGCGTCTTTAGCGATGAACCGAGCGGCTTCTCTTAAGGATACATACTTAACCCCATTTACCACAATCTCTTTTTTACGCATTCTATTCTACCTTTTGTTTTATGCATGATTATACTAAATGTAACCTTAAATGAACATGAGGGGATCATTATTATAGTAGTAGAAATTATGAGGGGATGGAGTATGTACAAAATAGAAATTTTTGGGTGAGGTTATAGTAAAATAAAAATTTTCGGGGAGGTTGGTAATATCACCCCCACACACAAGTCCCAAGCCGGTACCCCCCCCCGTAGCTAGTGTAGGAACCTTATTTACCTTCTATCTACGCAAAAGCTAGACAACTTAGTGGCCCTTTGGGTACATTCGTCCGTAAAGACATGAAACTAATAAAGGATTAACATGAAACAAAGAACAATCTTCCAAAGCACTAAGTCAGTACTTAGTTCAACTGCAGACATTGTAGTGTCAACTGCAGAAGTAACTGCAGGAACTGTAGCAATCGCAGGACAAATCGTTAAGTCTAACTTAGAGACTATGAGAGTAGCAACTGTTAGAGACAATGCAGTAGAGAACTTAGAGGATGCTAAAGATGCATTCAATACCGTATCTATTTCTATGCAAGATACACGCAAAGCTATAGCTGAAGCTGATGACTTTACAGCATCAATGCTACAAATGTTCTTAGACGCAGAGACTACTCTACTACAAGATATTGCTAAATCGGCAAAGGCTTAACAATTTAATGGTGCCTTCGGGTCAAACTTCTAAGCCTTCGGGCTTTACATTCATAAGGAATTAACATGTCAAATATATCTTTTAACAACGCAGTAGCATCTATCAAAGACGGTGCAACAATCGACGAAGCAGGACTTCGTAACACTAGAGTTTATGGAAAGCTTATGCTTAAAGCAGGCATGAAGTTTGATAAAGTTAAGTCTATTAAAGACTTCATACCGTCAGAGAGTGGTAAGTTTGTTAGAGCTGAGTTATTCTACCTTAACAAGCAAGGTAACATGGTTGTAGACCAACGCTTATGGCTTAATGTAGCAGTTGATGCTAAAGTGCTCAGGGACGACAACACTAAAATGTTCTTCGTAGAACTTGAGCATCCAACTGTTAACCTAGACGAAGCAGTTGAAGCTTTCCCAGTGAAAGGAGCTTAATATGACATTATTAGAACAGTACCTAGAGAACGAACTTCCTGAGGAAGTTTGTACTGCTAGATGTAATGAACTCTTAGATGAATTAATCCAGTGGGACCTCTATGCTAAAGGACCAGATGATAGCAAAGTTTGCGAATATCTTATCTCAATGGATGAGCGTATGGCAGAAGCGGATATCCCAGCAGAAGAATATGCACTCAAAATGGCTTATGTCAAAGCATCTATCCTATCCCACTTAGAAACTGTAATAGGAGACATCTTAAGTGACTATTAGTCCCATTGTGGGGCTATCTTTTAGTTAGGATTCCTCAATACAGGCTTCTATTAAAATCTTGCCAGTTTCTGGCAGGATTTCTTAAGTAATTTCCAGAATCTGGCTATCTCTTTTTTTATTTCACCTTCATCTCTAACATTAAATTCACCTTTCACTAGAGGATAGAATTTTTAAAGACTCACAGACTTTACAATTGTTTGGTGTGGTCCTCGGCCTTCGGCCTGCGGTAGCAAGTCTCTAGTTGTTATTGTAAGCCGTCCACTTTAAGCTTAGTTGCGTTCCATAGCTTATCACTTGAACAGCAAGTGCCATCGTTGAACTTGACCATTGTGCTATAGGCTCCAGGATCAATCGCAGTGATTGTTGCGGTTTCACCGGGCTTTCCTCTAGCACTGTTGTATACGCCGAACACTAGCGTATCTCCTATAGTAACATTACCATTTCTACATTTTACTTGCTTGTCCATCTGTTTTCTCCTTTAATTTGTACTTGAGGTTTAGCAGTTCACACATCAACTTTTTAGTTTCAATGCTTACTGTTTCATTCTTACCTATCGTAGTCCAGAATATATCTTTAGCAGTCTCAGTATTTAAGTAGTTATTGTAATCTACCGCAATTTCTTCCAGTTGTTCTGAGTTATCAGTTATTAGCATTTCTTCTTCCTCCAGTTTAGCTATTTGGGTTTTAATTGTTTTAAGGGCCACGCCTCTGTACACAATTTCACCATCCTTATTTCTAATCTCAGCCATACCACCTGCTTTAAGGTGTTCAATCACTTTAGCATGTCTAGTATCTGCTATATACCTTACATATCCTATTGCTCTTGAGTCTTTGACTCCCACCATTTTAACTGCTTTAGCATCGGTGTATCCAAATCGTTTCACTAGTTCATATGCTTTAATTGCAGTTTGAGCAGGTGTATCATTTCTTGCACCAAATGTATTTTTATTACAGAGTCTTATATACTCTTCATCAGGCATACTTGCGTCAATTTCTTGCACTAGCAGTTTTCTACCAAGCTCTTGGGCTATTTGTAGTCTATGTCTACCATCACCTAGCAATCCACCACGCATATATGCGGGATCTGTTTGACCATCAACTTCAATCTGTAGCTTTAATGCTTCATACTCATGCGGAGGCTTGGCAGGATTGAATTGTGCTATTTTCTCATCGATCTTAATTCCTTGAGGACTTATCCATTCAGGAGCACTTGTTATGTACTTCTTAGTTTGTTCCATGTACTGTACCTTTATATTTATATCCTAATCTTGCTATCTCAGCGTCTAGCAGATTTCCTATTAGGCTTGCTTGAGTTTCTTTATTACCTCTTAACTTGCTAACTAGTTTCAATCGTTTAGTCATATCTTTAGTGACTTTAATTGTAGTAAGTCTTTCATCTACCACTTTCCGCTCCTTTTGTTCTTTGATTTAATGAATTTTACCACTTATAGACTTAGAGCTTACTTAAATGTCATACTCTAAGGTACCTGATTCCTATGATTGGGGCAATTACCACCGTTTGTATTACCACCGGTAGTAACCACTAATTTTGTAAGTGTAGATGAACTCTATATTTATATATATTATGATTGGGGCATGTTTGCTGACAATATTTGCTTAATTTAAACTTAAAAAAAAATTCTTTAGAGAGTCAGAGCAATTCTGTTGTTGTTTTACTACACTACACTACAATCCAACTCCAACTTAACTTAACCCAACTCCAACTTAACTTCCAACTTAACCAAACCTTAACTCCTCCTTAATCACCCCAAATTCCTCAATACTCTCTCAATACACAATTATACTTATTCACATCTTATTCACATATTTTTAAAGTTATTCACATTTTATTCACATCGACATCATTTATTTTTATCTACGTTTTAATTTTACAATTTAATGGTATCTATATTATTGACAACATTTACTGTAAAGAAATAATATATACTTTAAACCATCGGCCTTACGCTTAAATACGTCTACCTATATCAATACTTAAACTTAAAAAGGCAAACCATGACTACTTTCCAAATCATACAATCTAAAGGCGTAAAGTCTAACCGAGCAATCGAGCGTTCAGAAGCACCTCGCAAGTCTAAGCGCAAAGCTACACCACTTAGCCAGCTCGGCTACAATCGTGACCAACGCAGTCGCATACTAGACATAGTAGCGGAAATGGCACGCTAATTCTATCTTTTCATGTGCCGTCTGAAATGACGGTAAACTATAGTAAATTAAATCGGAGGATAATATGGCATCAGCTATTCCAGGTACCACAACAGGACCACAATATACACCCCGCAAAAAAGAGCAAGGCTTACTTAAGAAAGCATACAACCGTACAGGTTCTACTCTTGACTCATCATTAGCAATCGTAGATAATGGTATGCATGCAGGCTCTACATTTGTTCAATCTCTTGAACCAATGGCACTAGAAGTACTTAACGAAGCTAAAGCAGACTTGATCGACTCAATCGTAAACCTTAATCTTGCTCGCAAAAACGCAGAAGCAACATTGCTAAACGCAGGCTATACACAAGCAGAAGTAGCAGAAATGCTTAACCAAACTAAATAAATTAAATAGGAAAATTACATGACAAAAACATTCGAACAACAATTAGCAGACAAAGTAGCAGAAGCACAAGAAAAGCATGAAGAAGCACATATGGATAGTCTTAAAGCAGTTCTTGAGAACCCAGCATTCATCGAAGCACAACGCTCAATCTCAGCTAAGGACAGAGAAATCAAGCAACTAAATGCAATTATTAACCAGCTTAACCAAATCAAGCCTTTTGTAACTAAAGATGGCACAAAGTACTCAATTCAGTGCTATCCTGTATCATTCTTTGGAGCAGGACTAGCTCAAGTAATCGGTATTATCTCAGCATCTCGTTCAGCATTTACAGATGAACTTGCTATGCAATATTCAGCTATTACAGGTATCAGCATGCTTGAACTTATGGAAGCAAACGAAGCTTTAGGTAGTCCTGCATATATGGCTAAAGACGGCACAATAAGTCCTGCTATTCCAGGTAATCTTCCTAAATTACGCCAATTACTTGCTTCAATCATGCTCAAGATGAACATCAAAGAGTTCACACCTGAAGTAATTACTCAAGACCGTATCGATCTTTGGTTTACTCGTGCAGAACTTGCTGTTGAGCGCAAATCAGCAGAATTTGAAGCTACTCAAGCACTAAATGCGTCCTCTTCATTTACTATAGAAGACTAACCATTCAAGCCCATTCATTTGGGCTTTTTACTACATAAGGATTAAAAAATGAACAAACAAACTATAAGATACCAAATCTTAACAAACACACTAGAATTGCCAGTCATCCGTGATTTGCAGGTAAATCAAGCATGTAAACGCATGTTCAAAGCTATGTTCAATCGCTACATAACTCGTGGGGCAGGCGAGCCAACTTCAATGACTTATTGGGCAGAGCAAATTGCTAACCCTAAGTTACACAACCAACTACTACGTATTCTATCCGATGCAGGATGGATTACAGTATCCACACGACCAAACAACAATTGGTCAGAAGCATGGATTAACGAATCTAAACTCCTTGAGTATGTTACTCGTGAGGAACTAGACTCAACGCGTATGTATCATAAGTTCCTCGAGTACAGACTTGAACTACATGACGACCATAAACCTTACCCATCAAACGTTACATCAGTTCGTGGTAAATCCGAGAATACAGGACTTAACAAACCAGGCTTTGCTAAATCGGGTAAAGTTAAGTACTCATTTGACACTACTACTATGTTCAAGCATAAGGACTTTGTTGTCTCTCAAATCAACAAAGGTATCGAGAAGATGATTCTTGACTATCCGCAAATTGTAGAGGACCACGCAAACTATCGCGAGTTAGGCCTTGAAGTTGTAGAATCTTATTTATACGACGACAAGAATCTCTATAACGCAGGACCTAATCGTCTTGACCAACGTGGTCGCAACATTCGTGGAGACCTTAGCAAAATTGGCAATCCTGTAGGGTTCAAAGTAATGCGTGCTTTACTAGTTATACCTGAAGAGTATCGTCAAACTGTTACTAAAGCAGGACTTCGTGACAAGTACTTATTCATAGCAGAATTAATGGGATTCAAATCAGGCACAGTTGATGCTAAAGTAGAATTTGGACGCAAATGTTATTGGACCAAAGCACAACACAACAAGGCTAAAGATGACGAAATTATTGAGGATATTTGGGCTATGCGTGTATACGCAGACATTGACCAATGTTTCAGTCCATTCTCTAGAAATATCCTCAGCAAACGCGCTTTAGCAGGCAATATGAATTTTGTTGACCCAGCAATTCAGCCCCATAAATCTCTCGTACCTGTTGAAATCGATATGTCAGCTTCAGTCTTAGGCTTCTTAGGTTTAATCTTAGGACATAGACCATTTATGGAACGTTGCAACATTATCAAATCCAACTTTCTTAACGACGCTTGGGGACATGATGTAGTAACTAATCGTAAGCAATTCAAGACAGCGATGAGACCTCTCTATGGCTCTCAGCTATCAGCTCAAGCTATGTGGAACGACATGGGAATTGAGTATACTCAAGAGGAAGTTATTGCATTCCAGCATGAGCTATCTAATGGCGAGTTTGCTGTAGCTACTGCATTTAAGGACTTCTTAATTAACAATGCTCAAATGCAACCAGAGATGATTCTTGTGGTTAATGGGGAGTCTCGCAAAACTTATTGTAATCGCTTCCACAATCGTGGAGAGACTACTACTGTATACGATTTATTCGACACCGCTACAGGCAGAATCCGTCGTATCCACAATACTAGTACAGTGCGTATTCCAGACCTTCAGTCATTCAAACGCTATACCGTCACAGGACTTATTCATGGACTTGACCCACAGCCTCTAGACAACACTGCATCTCATGTTATTGATGTTTATGGATTCTTAATTGAAATTCATGACGCAATGATTCTTGACTCAGAAGCCTGTGCTTTTGCTCGTGATGTGTACGCTAATGGAACTACTCCAGACGAACCATCTCTAGCTCAAATTTACCGTGATCGCAAGTCAATCTTGCAAAACTACATCCGTAGCCTTAACATTCCAGCCTCAGCAATAGCAGAGTTTAACGAAGTTATGGCATTAGTTGAGCCTCTTGAAGGAGAGCTTAGTATCAATCCACTAGTCCTTAAATAAATAGGACTAGTTAACTATCAAGGAATAATCAAATGATAATCAATTTAACAGCACATACAATTAACGAGGTAACTACAGGAACAGCAATTCCACCTTCAGGTAGAGTAGTTAGAGCTAAGCCAGTAACCCGCAAATCAGCAGAGTTTTGTGGGTTTCCTATATTTACATCAAGTCTTAACTCTATTGAAGGACTTCCAGAACCAGAGGAGGGAGTTATGTACATAGTTTCTGCTCTAGTATTAGGAGCACTCCCAGACCGAAAGGACTTACTTGCACCAGGAAACGTCCTTAGAGACGAGAACAACCGTCCAGTAGGATGTGTAGGCTTTCGCTCAAATTTGTAGTACCCTTCGGGGTGCTACTCTTTTTTTTCTAACCCGCAAGGAAGAATAGCTAATTAATTAAGGAATTTTTATGGAACTTTTAATCTTTGCAGTACTTGTTTTAACCTACCTTTGGTGGTTTCCTCTTTTTTTGAAGATAGTCTTGTTTTTTGTGCCCTCCTCTTTTTTTGAAGATAGTAGGCAAACTCCTAAGGCTCCTGCAGTTCATCCCTTCAATTATGTACCTTACAAGGACAGCACACCAGACCCTTTTGCGAATATTAATACCCCGACAGAATGGCGGGCAAATCAATTTATGTCTGCAGAAGATAAATTACGTTACCTGCGGTCAAGTAAATGGACTGTACTAAGGACATCTGTACTTATTCGAGACAATTCCACATGCCAATCTTGCGGTTCTAAGAACAATCTCCACATACATCATATTACTTATGAAAAACTAGGAGATGAGAGAATGGAAGATTTAGTTACATTATGTTCTATTTGTCATCAAGAAGTCCATGATCGTCTTGGATATGATAGAACAACAGTTTTCAATTTCTCAACAAAGAATTGACCCTTTTTGGCTCAATATAACCTCAACAATAAACATGCAAATCATCTCAAACTCAAAGGAGACTATATGAAACCACATGACCTTGAAATTATAGATCAGCAGTTATTAGTTATGTACTATAAAGCAGAACATACTAATAATCCTACATCAGCTAATCACTACCTATTAAGAAGAGCCAGGGTTAAACTACAGAAGATGAAGGAGCAATTATGCGATTAACTATACTATTACTGATAAGTCTAACCTTATCCGCTAAGACTCTATTCATTATAGACACTACTGACATTACAGGTAAGTGTGCTATAACTAAAGGTGATACTATGATAGTTCATCCTACATTAGATATACATATACCTAGAGGTATTAAAGTTATAGAGTGTAGAACTAGAGCATGTGTCAATTATGAAACAGAACGACTACAAAACCTATACCGTACTAATGGTATTAGTGTTATTACAATTAAATAAGGAAATTTAAATGAAACATATAATTGAAAATATAAAAAGTAAATACAGAGAGTTCAAATGGTGGCTTAAATGGAATGAAGAAGAGGTATTCTTTATAGGCATAGTAATCATTACACTTCCTATCACTTATTTTTTAACAAGAATGGGAGGTTAATAAATGAATGTAAAAATCACAGGAGTAAGACAAACATTAGATATAACGGATCGTATACGTGGACTTTACCACCATCGTATTTACAAGTTGAAATACAGACTAAATAGATGCAACAAAAGAGAGGACATTACTCTACTTGAATGGACTACTTTAGAAGGGATAGTCCGTACTAACAATATTAAAAGAGCTTCCCGATACTTAGACTATTTAGCTAGTAAAGACATGCGTACTTGGTGGGATAAGTTACTACTACGTAAACCTATTTATAGAGATATTTAAAGGATTGATATGAAACTAGAACAACTAGACAAAAACAGTAAGTACGGCTATCGTAGGCTTGGCTGGAATTCTGCTCCAGACTATATAGTATTTGATGGTACCAGCAACTCTTGGGAATTTGTATCTCATATCACTGGAGAAAAATCAAACACTCCTCTTTCCGATTGTAATGCAAAAGCTGATGACTGGTATCTATCCGATATACCTAACAAGTTCTACAAACGTGTCGCTATAGTAACTAAAGATGTTTTTGGACATCCGGCAGGCTCACGTATAATTCAGACCGATACAGATAACAATTGGATACTTGCTGACTATTCTGATACTAGCCGTGTCCGCTCCCATACTTTAGACGCTAACTGTAAATGGGAAGACGAAATGGAACCTTCTGAAACTATTAGTTGCTCTTCTGAGCCAACCACACAAAAGGAAAATACAATGAATTTAAAAAACTTTTTAGATCCCTATATTAATGTTTGGATACTAATTATAGCCTTCAGTATAGCAGAATTAATTACACCTACTATACAGTTCTTACCTGCTATTGCTGCATTACTAACTATTAAAGTCTACCACTTTATAATAGACTTATTTACACATCTACTAGGTCGTGAAAATGCTTCTTAAGTTTCTGGTAGCTATGCCTACGTTCAGAGATTCAAAAGGATTTAACCATCCTACTGTACTAGTCAAAGCTGCCAATGAACATGAAGCTGCTATTATAACCAAACAACTCTACCCTAATAGGCATATCGGGGATATTAAACAAGTAGGATATTAAATGACCAAAGAAGAAGTAATAGCAGAAATAGTATACCATGATTCAGGAGGGTTGATTATAGACAGTGCTGGAAATAGTGCGTCTTTTATGGCAAGCAATGACGTAAAGCTTCTTATAGATAAAATCTTTGATGACTTCGAGTCAAGAACTTGTGAGAATTGTAAACATTGGGATGAAGATGATACAGGATATGGATACAAGTTAGGATATTGTGAAAAGGACGTGGGTAATGGATTTACCATAGATAATGTAACACAACATAGCTTTGGATGTAACAGATGGGAACAAAAGGAAGAATAGATACTATAAGGAGTTTGTAAATGAGAGAGATTAAGTTTAGAGCTTGGAGTAAGTCTAGTGGGTGTTTTTCTGGTGCGTTTTCAATACATATGAGCGGTATGATATCTGATATGATTGATGCAAAAATAGATAAAGATAGCAAATTGGCTATTTCAGATGCTCACTGGGGAGAAAATGATTTAGAAGTTATGCAATACACAGGCTTAAAAGACAAAAACGGTGTTGAGATTTATGAGGGGGATATACTAAACTGTTTTGGTGATATAGCAGAAGTATATTATGACTCATCATGTGCACTGTGGAGATACAAATACAAAAATGATGGTTGTAAATATTTAGAGATATTAGGAACACACAGTTATGAGCATTTTGAGGTAATCGGAAACATCTACGAACATAGTCATTTACTTGACAATAACTAGGAGTTTTAGTATAATATGAAAACAAGGAGTTATTATGCCAAGAAAAGAAAAACACAGCGAAGAAACGAAAGCAAAAATAAGTTTAGCACTATCTAAAAAAGTAGAATTTAATTGTGATATGTGCGGAAAATTATCGAGTGACAAACCGTCTAGTTATAACAGGAAGAAGCGTCACTTTTGCTCAATGGGTTGTTATTCTGAATTCAGAAAAACAAAACTACCATTAAAAGAGCAACACGCATATAAAGGTGTAAGAGAAGATAACGATTCTAAGCAAATATATCATAAAAGATATTGTAAAAATAATCCTGATGTAATTGCACACCTAAAAGCTAGACGATACGCAAAAGAGAAAAATGCAGAAGGAAGCCATACGTTAATTGAGTGGGACAGATTAAAAGATAGTTGCGGAAATGTATGTGTATTTTGCGGAAGTGATGAAAAGCTTACAAAAGATCATATTATACCGTTAAGCAAAGGTGGAACTGATTACATTGAGAATATACAACCACTATGTAAGAGTTGTAATTCTAGAAAACACAATAAAATCTACATCCACCAAAATCCAGAACTTTTAAAAGGAGAGAAATAAGATGAGTATTTTTGTTATTATATGTGCTTTTATCTCGATTTTCATTGGACTGTTCTTTGTAAGTAGCACCAAAAGAAGTGAGTGGGACAAGTACGAATGGTAGAAACTTTAAAGGAGACAAAATGACATTACCAAGTAAAGAGCTTTTAAGTAAAGTTTTAAATGTAGAAATAACTTATCTAACAGACAGGCTTGACGGAAACCTGATGCCTTACCAAGTAGCAAGACAAGAGGGATGGAGCACGATTAATATATACGAGTTTGCCCATAGGTGTAAAGAGTGGGCTTGGGATAAACATAGATATAAATTAAAGAGTGGCATTTTTATAGGAAGAAAAGGAGCATTAAAGCAAAATGAATATGCCTGTACTGATTATGAATCAATATCAGAAAATGCAAACTCAGAACCAGAGGCAATCTTCAAAGCTTGTGAGTGGATATTAAAGGAAATAAGATGAGTAAATTTAAAGCAGGGGATTGGATAAGAAATACTTGGTTAGGTATTATAAAACAATACTCATATAGAGATAAAGATTATGATGAAAAATATGATGGTACAGAGAACGAATCAAAACATTGGGAATTGTGGCAACCTGAAGTAGGAGAATGGTGTTGGTTTTGGAACAGAGATGATTATACGCCTATAGTAGGAAAGTTAAGCAGCCACTCTATCGAGGAACAACTATACTTTAATTTTAACGGAGTTGTAGACTACTCCTACGAAAATTGTGAGCCTTTTATAGGTGAACTTCCAAGTTTTTTAAAGGACACATAATGGATTTTTTATTTACTTTACTAATTATATTTTCAGGAGGGTACCTGCTTACTTATTATGCCTTGGTAGCAAATAAGTATATTGTAGGAACTTTAGTAAGAATTTTTACAGGTTATTACAGTTATTACAATAGCGCTAAATTAATGCATCTAAGTTTAGCCTGGATATTATTATTAACAGTAATACTTGGGGTATCAGTGTCATTAATGCAAGTTTCAGAAAGTATGTTATGAAATATATAGCACATTTAGGAAAATTAGTAATTCCTATACTGATAATTATGTTTCTTTATTTTGCGTTAATACAACACTCAAAACGAAGTAAGCAAATGGAAGCATATATAGCATCTAACAAACCACTTGTATGTTCTGAATATCATAGGTCTAATCAGCAAAAAGTAGACAATTACACAGTAGTTGGTAGTAGTATACTAGACAATACTACAAATACAATGTATAGCAAGACTTCCTGCTGGAACTACTACGAATTTTAAAGGGCGGCTAATGTTTACTAAATATATACTAATCAAAGATTCTGAAGAACGATACTTGTCTTATGACGAAGAAGCAAAACAAGAATGGTATTGGTCTCACAACAAATCCAAAGCTCATAGATTCGGCCGTTTCCTGGAATTTGAGAGAATTTACGACATTTTACAATCAAGCGTACTTTATGGACATACAGATTTTTATGTCGAATTCATGTACGTATCAGATTAATTTTAAAGGACTTACATGTCAATAACTAAAGAAGATTTAGAATGCAACCAAACCGAGCAAGGGTACTACGAAGAGTGGCTTGAAGATCAAAAGCATGATGATCTTATGCTCAACGATTTCCAGTACTACTGGGACAGTACGGTAACGCATGATGACCTAATTGCTATTAAACGCGTTGCAGAGTTGCTCAAAGTTATATCTAAAACTTACGACAATATAGGCTTTGATGAGCTTAAAGCAATGCTATGAGAAACCTAATAGGACAATCTTAATGAGTAGTATTTATACTATGCAATATGGAATAGTGTTTGACTTATCTTTTAAATACTTTCAAGTAGACCCTGAAGTAGAATCTAAAGGCACATATAAAGTTATGTACAACCACGGACAACGTATAGATTGGACTAACGACCCACATATCTATATACAATCATTTAAACCAATAAAGGAATAACCATGAAAAACGCACACGCAGCAATCGCAGGACTTAGACTACGTCTGGATGTCCCAACTAAATGTAGAATTGTAGAGTTAATTTTAACTCGTACATTTGAATCCAAGAAAGCACTTAATGATTACATATCAATTGTAGCTGTATCATATAATGTAAATCCTGTAACAGTAAAGTTATGGGTCTCTAAATATGCCACTACGTACAAAGCAGGTAAACAATTACCTAAAGGCACTATGAGTTTTACTTTTACAACACTTAACGAAAAGAAAATTCCTAAAGCAGAGAAATCTTTACTTAAGTTACGTAATGAGTTAAATGCTATTAAAGCTAAGTACCACCCAGATATTAAACGCACTCCAAACGAAATTTTAGATGAATTAATCTCTACTAAGGAACACTAATGAACACTACCGAAATAGCAATTATCAAAGCAAACATCAAAGGGCAGTTATCTAACAAACTAATAGCACCTTTAGCATTAGCCGGAGTTCCTGGAACAGGTAAATCTACACAAATTCAGTTACTCGCTAGAGAACTCGGAATGAACCTAGTTACTGAGTCAGCGCCTTGTTTGTCCGTAGAAAATCTTTCCGGTCTACCTAACGAGTACGCCGCTCCACAATTTCAGGAAGCGTCTATTGATGGTACAGAACCAAACGCAACTGCATGGTCTATTCCAGAGCTTATGTCGAAGACTCTCAAAGCTGCTCAAAGTAAACCTACTATCTTGCTTTTAGATGATTTTCATATGGTACCAGGGTACTTGCAGTCATACTTTTATGCTCTCTTACTCGAACGTCGTTTAGGTAATTTTAAATTGCCAGATAACGTAGCAATTATTCTTACAATGAACAACTCTCAAGAAGCTGGCTTTAACGGTATTAACAGCGCAGTTCGTAACAGACTCTCAATTTTGAACATCGAATTCAATTTTGAGTATTGGCTTGACTCTTACGGAAGTCGTCTGCATTACTTAGTAGCTTCTTTCCTCAAAGCAAAACCTCATTTTTGTATTGAAGACGAATCTACAGGTGTTGAAGGATATGCTTCAGCTCGTGCTTGGACAGCAATCGCAGCGGAATTATCTCTCTACTCAGAAGCTGAATTACCTACTATTGCTCACCATATTGCAGGAATGCAAGTTTCCAAAGCAGCAACTCAAGCATTCAAGACGCACGTTGCATATGTAGCAGCTATAGATTTTACTAGTACAGTTAAGTCACGCAAGATAGTAGACCTTTCAACTAAGGATCCGCTTGATTCTATTATTTATTCGTACATAACTAATTTTATTAATTCTGTGCAGGATGGAATTTATCTGTTTGACTTAATGTCTACGAACAAGGAACAGTCAGCATTCATTGGTTTTGTATTTGGCGAACTTTATACTAAGTACACTAATGCTTCAGCAGATCATCCTATAAGCGAGGGTATCACTTTTGTTATTGACCGCCTATTAAACATGCCAAAGGATGCTAGTAAGTATCCAAACACAACTAGCAAAACTTTAGATGAAGCATTTAATAAGGACATTCCGGATATCAAACACTTTATGTCTATTGCACAGGAGTATTTGCTCTAAAATCCAAGCAAGGAACCATAATGACACATTTAGAATACCTGCTTGAAGCAGGAATTCTTACAGGTTCTAGGGCATTTAACTGTGCTACAGAGGAATCTGATTGGGACATTGTATTAACCAGAAAAGATGTGCCAGACATAAACTCTATAGAAATTATTTCAGATACAGATTTTTCTAATGATCCATATGATGATATGCCAGATAATGCACAAAAACCTGGACATTACGTCACAGAGTATCCTGAGCTAGAGGACGAAGGATATGTCGAATACGATCAACATACGATTTGGGGTCCTCTAGAGAGGATTATTAAATATTATTCACCTGACTCAGAAGATATCATCAACTTATTTATTTACTCAGACTCTCACAACGGTATTCTTACTAAATTTATAGAATTAAATAATCTAATGAATTTTTTATATTCTACAGAATGTCTGCATAGAGATACTCGAATAGAAGCTTTTACTAAAGTAATTAAACATGTAGGAATAACTAATTTTAAAGGATAAGTAATGGATAAATTTTTACTTCAAGTTTACTATTCAAATCTAGTACCAATTCATAAGCCTGTTAAATATTTACCTATTAAATTTAGTGCAGATTCTACAGTTGATCAGTGCAGAAATGTAGATGGAAGTGGATATAGAAATGGAAGCGGGGATGGAGATGGAGATAGATATGGAGATAGATATGGAGATAGATATGGAGATAGATATGGAGATGGAAACGGATATAGAAGAGGATATGGAGATGGAAGTGGAGATGGAAGAGGATATAGAGATGGGAAAGGATACGGATAAACTAATTTTAAAGGACAAACGATGGATATAAAAGACTACGCAAAGGGAAAATACGCTATAATTCGTACTTATAGTGCAGGAGTTTGGATGGGTAAAGTTGAGGATAAGTCAGAGACTGAGGTTATCCTTTCTGACGCAAGACGTATGTATTTTTGGAGATGTTTGGATGATGGAATTACATTATCTCACATAGCATTACATGGCATACATAAGGATAGCAAAATCCAAGCACCAGTGCCTAGTGTTTTACTTCAGTGGATTGAGATTATACCTTTATCTCCTGAAGCAAAATTAACATTTGATGCTCAGCCTTATGCAAAAGCTGAGTAATTTACAAGGAGTCTACAATGACTAAGCAAGAATTTCTATACGAAAGCGCATCTTTCATCTTCAAAGAAGTTGCTAAAGCAACCAATCAATTATGTGGACAAAGCAAAACTTCTACCTTAGTAGCAAATTTATTTGTAACTTTACCGGTAGAAGTAGAGGCTCGTCTAATCCAATCGGCACCTAAGCCTGCAAAGAAACTTAATGCTCTAGAGGAATTTGTTACAGCTTATATCAAGCATGATGATTCATCTAAAGTCACTATTGCTTTCTTTTATGCTGAGGAGAAAGACTTTAAGCGAATTATGAAACGTATTCATAAATTTCCAACGTTTTTTGCCTATCTCTATATGCGAGAAGCACTTAAATCAAGTCGTTTGATGAACACTCAAACTCACTATCATATGATGTCGGCTATTATCAAGCATAATGCTCCATCAATCTCTAGAAAACATCACTATGCTCTTAGTAATGTAGCATGTAATTATGCAGTAAACAGCACAATCAGTAAGTTATTCAAAGCTTCTAAGTTAGCTAATGAATTGGACGTAATCTTAGAAGGACAGCATTTTGACTCTTCTTACGCAGATCAAAATCTTTCCGAGATGGATATTCTTAAGGATATGCTGCAAAACCACGGACACAATCCTTCTGACACAAAGCTTGACGAGAATTTTTCTTATGACGAAGAAACTAACTCCATCTTCCCATGTAACTTTGAGGGATACGTCTCAAGAGACGAAGCAATCACTACAGACTTAGGTGAATCGGTAACTAATGCTCTTGCAACTATGTCTCGCGGAACAGGTTCTGCACCGATCTTTGAAGAATCGTTCAATGCCGTCAAAGTCAAAACAGGCTGGTTCAAGAAGCTAACTGCTAAATTTGCCAAGGATGTACACTACATCACTGACACTTTTAGAGCAGAATGGTCTAACCTGAACATTGTATACCGTCATAAATTCAAAGCTCCTGCACACAAGCATTCCGACCCTAAACTGTCTTTGATTCTTTCAATTGACCATTCAGGTTCAGTTGCTACAGAAGGACTACAGAAGTTGCTGTACTTATTTAATAAGCACTCACAGAAGATTACGGAAATGTACATAATTATTCATGACGACGATATTGTAAAGGAGTTTAAACTGAATTCTGATTACGATATTGGTGCAAATGCAGAATTTACTAAAGCTCTAAGCAATCGTATTGCATGCGGCGGTACTTCTCACTTTAAAGTTTTCAAGCGTATTGACGAACTTATCACAAAGAAGCAAATCGATCCTAACAAGACTATTTATGTCTCATTTAGCGATAATTACTCAGATATTCCACGCTCTTGGGACGAAGTTAAGTCTTTACGCAAACTCTTTTCTACAGTTTTCCTAACTCCACAGTCAAATCCTATGAACATCCAAGGAACTATGGATATTGCTATGTCTTAATTGACATAGCAAACTAAATAAGATAAAGAATAAATTAATTTTAAAGGGATAGGACAAATGGATAGTTTTTTACTTAAAGTCTACTATTCCAACTTACTACCTATACACAATCCAGTTAAATATGTACCTATTGAATTTAGTGTAATTTCTATAGATGGAGATGGAAAAGAAGATGGAAATGGGGATGGAAAAGAAGATGGAAGTGGAAGTGGGAATGGAAATGGAAGTGGGAATGGAAGTGGATATGGAAGTGGATATGGGAATGGAAGTGGATAAACTAATTTTAAAGGGTATTAAATGACTATAAATAAAGTAGCACAATATATAAACACTCACGAACCTGACTTAAAGCAATTTTGGGCAGACTACAAAGACGGGGTTTTGGATTACCGCGCTATACTATCAGAACCTGTAGAATTAGCTCTTTTTAAATTTGAATTAATTACTTTGGATATTAGTCATAAAAGAAAACATAGATGGACTAGCACTCCTTATTTTTTTAGACACCCTGATCAAGCCTTATTGGATTTCGAATTAAAGCATAATGTAAGTATTATTACTAAAGACATTCACTATAATTCGTATATATTGACCGAACTCCTATTTACTTTTCAAGATCTAATTATCAAGTCTGTAAACAATCCTACAAAGTACTTAAATACTTATTTGAAGGGTAAATTACGCAGCGCAAAAGGTATTAACTCAGGTTCTACAAAACTATCTGTTTCTATAGCAGACAACCTTATGTCGTACACTTTATTTGCACAATCTTTAGAAGGAAAATCTCTTAATTCAGTTCAAGTAGAAGGAATTTTAGATCAAATCCAAACGTATTCAGAAGTCCTTCGTAAACAATACTTTGATTTGGTGTTATCCAAATGTCCTTATCCTTCTATCAAACTTACCAAGTTAATTTCAGAAAACTCTCCTTGGTTTGCCTATGTAACTCTGTTAAATCCATACCATATTAGATATTCTGCTGGTTACCAGAATGTAGCATTTATGAAAGAATTTCAAGAGGACTTAGATTCATACTACGACCCTTTTGTAGCAGAAATACCAAAGAAACCTACAAATAAACAAAAACTTTTAGCAAGATACCTACAAAGTGCATTAGTGCTAATGAGTAGTTCAACCCCAGAAGATAGTAAACTAGCAAATAGTCTAATTGAGTATATTAACTTACCGGAACACAAAGTGTTTAAAGAAAATTTTATTTCTGATTTAAATGCACACAAGGACAACATAGAAACTTTAATAGGAAAATTAAATGGATAATTTTAAATATAAAATAGCTCTAGAAGAAATAGTTCAAGTAGGTACTGCAAAAAAGCTAAATTTTCTAATTAGACAATACAACTCTATGATACCAGCGTACAATCATATCATTGCAGAAAAAATAAAACAAAATAAACAAGGTATATTCAATATATACAAATTGTATTCTTTTGCTATTAAACAGTATGAGCAAAAATCAAAAGCAAAACTGCCCGATTTTATTTATACAGATAAAAAAAAATTCGAAAAACAATTTCATAGTATCTTAGAAACAGAATCAAAATTTCTAACCTTTGACGAATATCTAGACTTATTCCAATTTACAAATTCTGTACAATTGCCTTACACAACGACTTTTCGTAGTAATTTAATTGCATTAGTAGGAGATAACAAACTACCCTTTATTTATACTAATTTATGTAGAGAATTGAACCAATTTGAAAGATGCGCTTACTCAGAAGAGCATAATGTATATCACAGATTAAAGCAGATAATTGCAAATGTGCGAGCCCAACAAACTATTCCAAAAGGAACTAATAGTACCATACTTAAATTAGAGTATGCAGAACTATTAGACTCTTTACCTTCTAATAGCTCCAAAGCTTATTTAGAGGACACATTAACTTTACTAGATCAGCACAAAGCAGCAATTCAGACTACACTAAATACACTTAATTTTAAGGAATCTGTTTAATGTCAACTGAAGCAATTTTACAGCAAACTGTAGTAGCAATGCTTCGTGTTATGTATCAGGATTTAGTTATCAATTTATCCCTTAATGGAATCTCTCTTGAAGGACTTACTCCTAAGCAGAAGGCTCAAGTTATTTCCCAAGCCAAGCGGGAAGGAATGGAGACAGGCATTCAGGATTTATCAATTTATCTACCAGAAGCACAAGTTCTTAACCTAGAATTCAAACGTCCTAAAGGAGGTATTCAATCTCCAGACCAGAAGCTTATCCAGAGTAAGTTAATTGCTCTTGGGCACAACTATCATTTAGTACGAAGTACAGAGCAAGTCTTTCAACTTATTGCAAACTCAACTTCAGATAAATTCCGTAAATCTCAATTTTACAAACTTAAACAGACATCAGATTTACCTTTTGATGTTTCTTATATAGAATCATTTTACTACTTTAAGGATTAACTTATGGGACAACGTTTAGTAATTAATATTCAAGCAGATGGTGAGTTATTAGCAAATTCTTATTACCATTGGGGTGGATATACCAGTAGTTCTTTAAATATAGCAAACTCTATTTTTGAATCAGGCTTATTAGTAGATGATTTCATCAAAGCTATAGCATCTCCCACTCAGTATGCTATCAAACTTTTGGAATCTACAGGAGCAGGTTATAATAGTCGTAACGAAGGACTTATTGAGTATACTCAGGAAGGTATGCAAAACACTAAGAGCTGGGCAGAAGCATCTATTACTCTAGACTTAGTTACTCAAATTGTCATTATGGATATTACTTGGATTGATGAGGATATTGAGCACCTAAGGGAGGATTATAACAAATACGTAGCATACTATTTTCCATTCGATCTCACGAAATGCACTTTTGAGGATTTTCCTAAATTAGTCCACGCCTACTTAAACATTTCTTCTGACCGTATTCAGTGTCCTGATGGAACTATCCATAGGCCTATAGAGTAATTTTTAATTTTAGCCGGACGACAGAGCTGCATAACCAATTGGTTTAGCAGGGGGTTGGCTGGAACGTCTCTGTCTAGTACAGCAGGTACGCTGTAACGATAGCAGTTTGAAGCTGCGGATTAAGGTTTGAACCCTTAACGTACTCTAGAGTTCACATAGCACATGCGTTAACAGTGCTTTTACAGAGTTTAACTTTTGAACACAGCACATAAACTTATGGGGCAGTATTAACCTACTGCCTAGTTAAGTTTATTCAATTTATTTCTTAGGATACCTAATGTACACATTTTTAATCACTTTCCCAAACATATTTGAAACTAAACGATTTTTAGAGGATGACACATACGCTAAATGGTTTAGACGTAATGGTATTCAATACAATAGTAGACATATTTCAATTCGTTCCTCTATAGCGCTTACAATACCGCTTAACTCGTTTATTGAAGATTCCCCAACTACTATTGTGGTATGTAAAGAATCACATAAAGGCAAAGTAAAGTACACTAGATTATCTAAGGAAAAGCAATGACAAATGAAGAAGTTGCAGTAGCATTTGTTAACCAATCACTACCAGAAGCAAAGAGTTGTACTGGAAATTTCTCATTTAAAGGTACTAGCCTATACTCTTATGCTTCCTTATTAGCAAAGGTAGGCTTGAAGGATAATGCTTTATATATAGACAAGGATATTTCTAAGTACTCAAACACAACTCAGAAACATACTTCTAAGTTACTTTCTGCTGCACATCCTATGCAAGTATTTTACATCTATTTAGGCGAGTACCCAGAAACAAATATGCAAAGGTATTGGAAATCTATTGAGGCTTTTATAGTAAAGCATCGTAGAGCCCGTAAGTACAAGGACCACTACAAAGCACAAATTCAAAGCACTATTCAGGAAGCTCAACTATTTGCAAAATTACACAATGAACCCACAGAAATTCCAGACGATCTTATGCGACAACTTTTTGTAAACCAACTTTTATAAGAGCGGCTATGGTAAGTTCAATAGACACAACTAAACAAAAGTTATTAGAATTAACGAATAAAATAAAATTTTTTAGAGACTCTATGGATCACAATTTACTAATTTGTAAAATTGAACAAGAGCTTTGTGAATTTAGCGAATTTCAGTGCACATTTCATAACAGCCCAGATAGGTGGGAGTATTATATTAGAACTCCTTTAAGACATTCGGAAAATTTCCTACACACTAGGTATCAACCAGACAGAATAGACGCTTTAAACAACGCTATTAAAGACTTAATTTTATAGGAGACACTATGCAAGCCAGACCTTATCAACAGCAAGCTGTACAGGATATTAAGCTCAATCAAGCAAATCTAATCATTGCACCTCAGCGTTCTGGTAAGTCCTTCATGATGAAGCATGCTATTGATGTTCACTCTTTTCAGAAGGTTCTGATTATTGTAGGATACCGCAAAATTGTCACTCAATTAGCAAGCTACTTTCCTAACGAGCACACTTTTATTTTAGCAGGTAAGGAATACAACCGCTCACAACGTATTCATTTAGCATCCCATCAAACTTTTGCTAATAGGGACATTCCTATTGACCAGTACGACTGCATTATTATTGATGAATTTCATTCTCGCACATCACAAACTGTGTACAATCTGGTTAATCAACCTAATGCAACTAAACTTTTGTTTACTGGTACACCATTAACTAATCGCAACAAGCTAATTACCAAAGGTATTGACAATTATATTCAACCAATTACTGTTAAGGAATTACTCAAGAACAATTGGTTAGCTCCTACTAAATTTATGTCAAACGCAAGTATTATCGGTGATCACGCGGAAGAATTGAAGACGAACAAGCAAGATTTCGACGAGTCTATTGTTAGGCAAATTATCAAACGTGAAGATTTACTTGGCAATATCCTCAAGCTAATTGAATCTAAGGAGTTGGATACTAAGCACAAAGCAATTGTTTATGTTAACTACATAGCAGTAGCAGACGAATTGTACGAACTCATTAAGCATCGCAACAATGTATTCATAGTACATTCTAAATTGCCGCAATCTAAGCAAGACGAAGCACTGGCTAATTACGAAGCATCAGATTCAGCAATTTTAATTAATGTTCGTGCTCTTTCTCTTGGGTTTGATTCTCCATCTACAGATACTATCATCTACGCTTTTTTCACTATGATTCACTCTTTAGCGTTGCAAATTTTATGGCGTGCTTCTACTATTAACCCTGCGAACCCAAGCAAGGTAGCAACCGTTTACGATATGGTAGGGCAATTAGCAACAGTCAATCCCTACACTGATTTTAAGTCGTATTCGAAGAAGAAGTCTTGTAAGGATTTATGTGCAGAGCAGTATTCAGACAATCCTATGGAACTCTATTTTTGTTTGGAGTCTTGTAAAGGCGAACCTGTCTTAATTACATGCAATGGACAGTTGTCCTACACACATTCTCAGAATCCTTTTGTATCCGATTTTGAGGTATTTTCAGGTGAACCTTGTAATGAATCTTACCCCTCATGGGAGTTTCAATTCAAGGAAACCGACAATGGTATTGGCTCAATCACCAAATGGGCTAAATGTCCATGTGGGTGTGTTACTAAATTTAATGTACAGACCTTACATGCCCCTTCTGACATGATTCCTGTATATGATGATTCAAGCAATCGTAGCACAGTTACTGTTATTTACTCAGCACAGCATCGCAAGGCCTTAGCATTACTAGATGATCCAAATAAACCTAGATACAAAGTGGTTATGTTCAACTCTTCTGAAGACTTATATACCTCTTGTTGTAAATTTTTTAATTCTCAGCCATTTCAAATTATTGCAAATCGCCCTATGCCTAAGTTGCCAAATGTTCAGGTTGACCGCAATCTTGACGCAGCAATTGATTTAATTTCTTGGGAAACCGACAACAAAGGTTTTGTAAAGAAGCTTATCAAACTTAAACTATCCCACATAATCCAGTTTTTTGGGATGAAGCAAGGTATGCTATGGTACTTATCGAAGGCAATCACCACAGAAAACGAGAAATCAATTCTCAGCTTCATATCTAACAATACATTTGAACGTAGTGAATTTTTGAAATACACAAAACGTCTCCAGGACTCTATAAAGGACAAATAATGGACAAATTCTTATTGCAAGTCTACTATTCAAATTTAACCTTAATCCACAATCCAGTTAGGTATAAACCTATTGAATTTAGTACTAATTTTATATCTATAGAAGAAAATGAAGAAGGAGATGGAAGCGGGGATGGAGATGGAGATGGAGATGGAGATGGAGAT